TCACCCGGCTTTAAGGACAATTTCAGCATGAGGAACTTCTACCCATTCAACATGGTTCTGGGTATAAATTTTTGTCGATTTTGCATCACTATGGGCCATCCTTGCCTGCGGATCGATACCCTGTCTTTCGAAAATATGAGCCGCCAGCGCTCTAATCTCGTGGAAAGTTGGCCTTTCTTTGATAGGTAATTCTGCCGCTACACCTATCCGGTCCCGCAGCTCTGAAAATGCCCTACTCAAATAATCAGGGGCCACCTGTGTTGGGTGGTTAACTTCCTTGCTTATCGGATTGCTTCTCTTTTCCAGAAGTCGGTGAACAACATAAGGACTGGCCACATTGTCTCTGCTGTTGTCGATGATCTCTTTCAGGGCCCTGCCGATCGGAATTGCAACGTGTGAGGCCTCTTTGTGCTGCACTTTTTGCCGATGAATGTAAAGCGTTCCGAATATGCCAGCCTCTTCCTGATCGAACCATACACAGCCGCAAACCCCTTCTTTAGGTTCCTTGATTGAGTACCGGATCCGGGAAACTTCCAGGCGCGCTTGTGTAGTTTGTATTGCAAGGTCCATTGCAGTCTTCAGCCAAGGTTCAGCAGCTGAATGTATGGCCAGGAACTGTTCCAAAGTAAGTCGCCGGCGGACCTTTTTATCGACACGCCGCATTTTTTTCCGTGTTGCAGGGTTATCCATCATTAGCGATTCATCCACAGCATAAGAGAATAGCTTTTTCAGGAAGCTAACTTTTCGGTTCTGAACATTGGCCGACGATTCAGAATGGTAATTTCGTATGTAGGCATTTACGTGCTCAAGCTCAATGTCGCATGCGGGTATGTTATTAAAAAATTCTTTAACCCTGATGGCATCATTATTCCAATCGTCAAGTGTGCTTTTAGACGGCTGCTCATCTTTGATCGCTCTCTCCATAATGCGATCAACATGTTCAGAAAACGGGTGGGCTTCACCATTCATCCCTCCCGATTCCCGAATTAATGAATCTATCGATGGTGTATTTTCTGGGCGCATCCTCAGGTTATATTCTCGGGCGATGGCGATAGCCATTACTCGATCCGAACCGAGAGTTTTCTTTTTGCCAGTTATAAGCGTGAACTTATACACGCCACGATCTTTATCAAAAAAAAGATAATCAGGAAGGTGGCGGTATTCTTTTTTTCGTGGCCTTGCTGCCATGGTCAACCCTCAATTATTAACTGACGTACCGCCTGATTAACAATTGAGTCAACTCCCCACTTTTCGGTTTCATAGACAAAAACTGAACCATCTACAATCCTTCCCATGAGTAATCCGTTTTCGACCCAACGTTTAATTGTACGGTTGTCAGGAATGGAGTCTTTGGTAAATTCGCGCTTACTCCAGAGACTCGCTTTCATTAGCTTTGCCATGGTTTCCTTCTCCATAAATCCCGGCTGCACCCGGGCTGAGTGGTTTACTCGTTGGTGCTGGTGGCAGGGATAAGTTTCTGCCAAATTGCTGACACATATTTTGCCTGATGGCGCGCATCAGCCAGGGCGTTGTGAACATCGCCAATGAAAGGCATGTCACGCTTCGGATCGAAACCAACACTGCGACCGAGGGTAACAATCGTGCGTACATCATGATCGTTCCAAAATTCCCACGGGCAAATGCGCACGGCGCGTTCGTAAGCTCCGCGCAGAATCACATTGTCAAAGGTGGCCCCGTTACCCCAGACCTTCATGTATTTGAGATTATATGCATGCCGGTGAATGAAATGGCTAAGTTCCGACAGTGCATCAGTGATAGGCATCGCATCATCAACACAAATAGCTGAGCGCGCTTCAGGGCTTTGTTTTAGCCACCAAAGAATTGTATCTCCATCCGGTACCGCGCCTTGAGCCATTGCGCTTTCAAGCGACACGGCCGTGTAAAATTCTTGGCCAAGTTCACCTGTTTGAGGGTTAAAAAAGACGGCACCAATTGAAACGATCGGCGCGTTTGGCTTTTTGCCCATTGATTCGAGGTCAATCATTAAATCGTTCATCGTTAGCTCTCAAATTTCCATGAATGGTTTATTACTTCAGTGGCATCGCCACGGCAGGGGTTATCTAATTTTTGTCCACCACACTGCCCGTACTCGACGTCTACCCAATCTGATATGTCGCTATCGGTAGCGTGATCCGGAACATCAATAATTTCGATGGTTATGATGATTGTCTTAGGCATCAGGCATCATCCTCTTTATGGAAATTTACCCATTCAGTGTCCTCAGGTATTCCAGGGGATAGTAAAGGGTTTGTTGCAGCCAGCATTTCACCGGCTGCACCACTCCGCTGGATTCGGCGAAGCACTTCATAAATCTCGAACATCTCTATTCGCTCATCGCCTATGTCAAGCTCACAGGCCAACTTATGGCATTCACCGGCCAGCACCGCTACCTTCTGGAGGAATTCTGATTTAGTCACAGCTTCACCTCCTGCTGCGGTGCCGCGGCAATCATCGCCGCCCAACATAGCTTTGCCCGGTGCGCTGCCTGCTGACACCCACTCATAGCGTCGTACGCTTCCCATTCCCTCTCGTCGCTAAAGCTCTCATCAGGCTCTGATTCGAACCCATTGACGATCATGTCTTCTGTCGGCTCAACCGGCACCGCCACCCACCCCTCTGGCAACTTGTAAGCCGTCGTTACAGGTTCAACCATATTGTTGGAGTCACCGGAATGGTCAACCATAGCGAGCTTATCCTCGGTATGGTTGGTTATCGCTTCCTGAAAGCGTTCAAGCTCCACGTACTCCTGGCATGACCAACCACCATCAATGAAATCACGAGCTGCAACAGCGTCGAAAGTGAACGATGTTTCACCACCAGTTGGTGAGGTTAAGCCGTACAGGTCTGCTACCGGCTTAAACTGCGTGGCTGGTATGGTACATTCATTGGTGAGGGTACCATCAGAACCCTGAAGCATGACGGAGCGGCAGGCGTTCCAGCCTTCTGCGTACATCTTTGCGTCCTGCCAGTTTGTCTGCACGTCTGGGTATGTCGTTTCTACTGTCGCTATATCAGGCACAGATACCGGCGCTGGATGGGCGATGTATAGCGGGGCTATATTTCTTTCCAGGTCGGTAATTACGCTCCATACCGGAATAGATTCAACACCATGCTTAGCCATATCGCGGTAATTGTCTGCATAGGCCAGTACGGGATTTCGCCCAGGCTCCTGCGCTTCGAGCGATGCCAGCGCGATACGCAGCGCCGCCAGTGTATTGGTTCCATCTTCGCCAAGTCCGAACGGGATATCATCGCGGATGGCTTCCATGTCGGCAATTTTCTGCTGCAGCCATTCTTTGGTAATAGTGCTCATGGGTTAGTCCTCAATATCCAGAGTACGCGCGGAGTGATGCTATTCTCGCGGTGATATCATTGATGATTTCCTGCACCACCACTGCGTGCTCATGCTCATCACGCAAGACGTCAAGGGCGCAGTCTATTTCACGGAGCATATCCTGCTGCCATTCAATATCTTCTGATTCCGGTATTTCGTATTTCATGCTCACTCTCCTTTACCGGCTGCGGCAATGTTGATGCCAGCGTTATCACATGCAATGCGGAATGCCGCTTGAAGTTCTCGCGCAACGTTTGGCACATATCCGTCGAAGGTTGGCATTTCGACAGTCTTATTCTCTGCGGCCTCCAGCTCATCCAGCAGCGCCAGCACGCGCTTCGCCAGCCAGCACTTTTCCTCGTCGCCGTACGGGTTGTCAGCTATCTCTCTCAGGCGACCGGTACCGATATCACCGCCGTCAGCGCGGTAAGCCTGTTTGTTGATGTTGCTCATTGGGCGGCTCCTTCAGTTGGCGCTGGCAGAAATGCGCAGATGTTTGCACAGCCCTCTTCGGGATAATCAGCGGTGGCGATGTGGAGCCCGTGAATTTTCTGCCCATCACTATCGTCAATAGCGCCAACAAACAGCAGTCCGTCTGTAAACTCACCGAAGGCAAAACCGCCGTCCCCGCAGTGGAAACAAATCCCTTCCATAGCTTCTGACGACAGGTGCATTTCCTGCGGAACAAGCACGTAACCTTCGGGAATAGCACTGGCCCGCACTTCAGCTAGGAAAGCGTCTGTCTCTTTGAATGGGTTTTCTGCTTCTACATCGCGTGAAACGTATGCGTTAATTTCAGATACATAATCCATCGGCACCCCGGCGTACAGGTACTCGTCCTGGTTAACGTATTCTTCGTGGTTATCACTAATGTCTGTCAGAAGGCGCAGTATTTGACCATTCTCCGCAGCCAGCGCAGCTACCTGCTTCTCAGCGTTTGACAGTCGAAGGAGGCGTTCTTCAACTAACGTCACACGCATCACTACCTTCTGGCAGTCGTTGCGTTTAGCTCTGGCGATTGTGCCGCGCAGAGTCGCGTATTTGTTAGTGGTCATTGGACGGACTCCTGACGAAGATGGTTAATTTCGGCGTCAAGGCTCATTCGCTGGTCCATCGATTCCGTCAAGGCGGCAAATGTAACGTCCAGGCGAGTGGCTACCTCACGCATCAGAGAGGCTTCTGCTGGTGGCAGTTTCCCCGCCGCAGCATGGGCTGCGGCTACCAGTTCTTTTATCTTCATGCGAGGCATGCGCGTGATTCCGTAAGCTCATTGAAACGGTTAATGAACAAGCCATATGCCTGGCCTGGGCGAAGAGGAACGATCTGGATCATGTCGCTGGCCGGAATACCTTCGAGGCAAGGCCAGAGTGAGCCGTCGTCGATGTCCAGATCGCGGCGTTCCGTGGCAAGCATCACCAGATCGGCGTATTTCACTACCGCTGACATATCAGGGGTGATGCTGAATTTGGCCCGGATCAGCTGTTCTACCCGATCTTCAATGCGACGGTAATCTGGAAGCAATGCTTTCAGGGGGGCAGGGATGTCCTGGCAATAGGCTTCAGCTGCGTCATGCATCAGGGCTTCAAAGGCAAACTCTGGCGGCACAATTTGGCTGCACAGTACCGAGTGCTGGGCCACGCTGTAAAATTCCGGCAGATGACCACTGAAGCGGCAGATGTGGGAAAGTGCGGTCGCAATATCCTCGATCTCTACGTCGTCAGTGGTTGAATTGAGGTAATCGAATTTCTTACCTGAAAGTGTCTGGATATAACTCATCGTATTTTCTTCTCCATATTTGGCAGCTGCACCTGCGCCAGTTTTGGGTTGTACGAATCCCTCGCCATTGGCGATTAATAAAGGGAATTACGCTTCAATAAATCCCCGCGGCGCCGGGGATTTAATGCAGAGAAATTACGCTTTAAAGTTACCGATAAAGGTTTCAACCGGCTTGTCGGTGAACTTCTCGATCAGCAGGTCCCGGAACTCGTTGGCGATAGCTTCTTCCTGGGCTTCCAGTTGAACGATGCGGAGTACAAACACCGGTTCCCCGCTTTTAAGCAGGCCGTTACGCAGGCTAAAGCGGCGTTCGCCCAGGCCTTCATATGGCACGCATTTGAACTCGAAGGCGACAGGCATCACGTCTTTACTGCTGGCTTCAACGCTCTGCATCAGGGACTTTCTGCCGCCAAAATCTTCGTCTTCATGAGCTGCTTCCGAGACTTGTTTGATATTGACGCGACGAACGGCACCAGCTGCCTGCGCGATGGACAACACATTCCCGTCGGCATCAAATGCGCTCAGGAAGTCGGCCCAGTCCTCCAGCCATTCAGCAATTTCCTTCTGGCCCAGTCGATCGCCATTTACCTGAAGTAGGGCTCGGAATGGCGCTGTCTTTTTGAGGGTGATTGAGGCGACATTATCAGCATGGCCAGGGTTAGCCAGCGTACCGATATTGAACACGGAGCGTGCGGTCATGTTGTCAGCATCGATAAAGCATCGCGCTGGTTCAACTTCGTTGGCATAGCCAGCTGCATAACGCACAAAGTCAGGAATGCTGGTTGTGGTCATGGCACCGCGGAAACGAAAACGCTCCAGATCGAAACGCTCAAGGCTCTCTACGTTTACGCCATCAGGGAGTAGGGCTGTAGGGCATGCTGTTTCTTTAACTGCAGTAAGGTGATAACCGGAAAGAACCAGGTCTTTCACCTGCTGCAGGGCGTTGCCGTCTAAAATCTGGGACATAAAATTTCCTTAATAAGTGATCAAATGGGTGTCAGTGATTTGTCTGCTGCGGATCACTGTGCCGCTTTAAGCTTTCCGTCAACGCCGCCGTTGATCCCGAACAGCTGCCCCTGATCTTCCTGCAGTATGGTCAGCTTGCCTCCTTTGTTAACCCACATTGGTGTTTCGGTGGTGTCTTCTTCGGAGGCTTTACCGCGCGGGGTTGGGGTGACGTAGTTCAGCTTGTGCTTGATCTTGACGCGCTTCTCTTCGACGGAGTTACCCATACGCTCAATATCAAAGGTGAGGACTACTTTGCCTTTGGTACCGTTGTTCAGAACGCCAAGCGCGGTAGTGTTTAAAGCTGCCGCGATCTTGTTCATGAACACGCCGGCATCCAGTTCGCCCAGGAAATCGGGCACTACGGTCATGCGGTCATTACTCATGGTTTAACCCTCTGTGAGGCGGCTGCCACCGCCAGTGGAACTTCTCCATACACAACAGAAAAGGGCACCTGCGCTTCGGCTATGGGTAGGAGGTCCATTTCCATAGCGCCCGGGTGGATTGGGGAATGAGCCCGTCGCCCGGTGATGCCCTTGTCTCTTGTGTAAAAAAGGTGCCCATCGATGTGATGGGCAAAGACTACACACAGCAATGATTTTGTTGTGGCGGTGGTGCCTCCACCTGCCGGACCGGCCAGAACCGGCGACGCTACACCTCAAGAAACGTATTCATTTCAAATGTTGAAATAAAAACTTGTTGGCCTCGTCACGTGCGCAGAGCCGCATTACCACAACTGGAAGCGCACTACTTCGGTAACAAACCTGCCCCCGCAGTGAAAGAGAGAAGGAGTGCGCTTTCACGTTGTGCCCTTAAAAAGCTGGCTGTCACCCTCAGGGGAAAGTGAGCAGCCAGAACAGGGATCACTTCTTATTGCTTTGGCCTGCTTTTAACCACATCAGGCGCGGTGGTTTGGTGTCGACAGAAAAAATCTAACTTAACTTAGTTTGTTGGTCAAGCGAAACATCAAACTAAACTTAGCTTGATGCTTAGAGGAAGAGCGGAAAGGGATTAGAGTTCGTATTGAACGCCTTTAACTACTCCAATAATGAGGCAGTTACCATTGATCGGGATGTTGGGGTAGCGAGGATTTAGTGGGACTAAAAATTTTTGTGGGCCATCAATGACCAGTTTTTTAACAGTCGCTTCGTTAGTGCCATCAATACGCGCAACAACAATCTTGCCATGAAGGGGTTCGGCATCTGGATCGACAATAACGGTTGCCCCTTCAGGAATTGTTGGGAGGCCATTTGGATTGGTCATTGAATCCCCTTTGACCTCTAAAGCGAACGAGCTATCCCCAATACGTAGTGAGGTTTCAACCCATTTATCGACATCACTGAATAAATCAGCGGCCTTACATTCCGTAAACTGCCCAGCTTGAACCCAAGAAATCACGGGCACACGCCTCATTTTAGTTATGAGGGTCCCTTCAAATTCAGTGCCGTAAAGAATGTAATCTATTGATGTATTGAAGAATTTAGCCAGCTTAACCAGCGATTCTCCGTTTGGGATATTCACATCCTTTTCCCAATAACCCACCGCTACGTCACTCACTCCGCAGAACTTACCCAGTTCTTTTTGAGAGGTTTTTGTAACCCTGCGTAGGGCTTTAATGCGCTGACCAACTGTTTCCATGAAAGCACCAAATTTAAAAAAGACTAAGTAATCTTAGTTTTTATTGACCAAAGTTAGATTGGTTATTAATATCTAACCAAACTTAGCTAAGGAGGCTTCATGACAACCGACGAGATTGAACAACATTTCGGCAGCACTGAGAAAGTTGCCGAATTTTTTGGCATCACCAGTGAGGCCGTTTACCAGTGGCGTAATCGCCCCGGACGCTTAATCCCTAAAGGACGAGCTGCTGAAGCTGCGTATCGAACTGCTGGTGAACTGGAATTCAACCCAGAACGTTATGGCAAGAATACAGCGCCTAACGATCAGAAATAACCACAGAAGGGAGGACCTAGCCGTGGGTATAGAACCTGAATGGAAAGTAGATAAGCAGCCAGCCTGGCTGGTGGCCGCAATCAAAAAAACGATCACCGAGCTTCCTGGCGGGTATTCCGAAGCTGCTGAGTGGTTGGGTGTGACCGAGAACGCGCTGTTTAACCGGCTGCGTACCGATGGTGATCAGATCTTCCCGCTCGGTTGGGCGATGGTGCTTCAGCGTGCTGGTGGTTCAAACCACATAGCGAATGCTATTGCACGTCACTCGAACGGTGTGTTTGTGCCATTGGCTGATGTTGAAGATATTGAGAACGGCGATATCAACCAGCGTCTCATGGAGTCAGTTGAGTGGATCGGCAGGCATTCGCAATACGTTCGTAAAGCTACCGCTGACGGCGTTATTGATGCTCAGGAACGCGCCCAGATCGAAGAGAACAGCTATCAGGTGATGGCTAAGTGGCAGGAACATTTGACGCTGCTTTTCCGTGTGTTTTGTGCGCCGGAAAAAGGTGACGCCCGCGAGTGTGCAGCTCCGGGCGTCGTGGCAGACAAATCTTGTATGGAGAAGTAATCCGCATGACCAGTTTAACGGCTTTTAACCGTTTACCGCAACTCAGGATGATCCCGGTACCGGGCGCTCCGTTGTTTCGGTATGAACGCAGAATAGCAAACCGCTGGGTGCCATGTAACCACAGTCGGGCGGTCGCAATTGTGGGGGTTTACTACAGGAAGGCGAAACGCTTATGCGCGAAGTTAACCGAAGGTTCAAAGACCACAGAGGGATCCCCGTTCGGGTTATCAGGTGGGAACCAGAGACTCAACGAGTTATCTACCTGCGGGATGGATATGACCACGAATGTTTCAGCCCGCTCGAACAATTCAAGCGCAAGTTTACAGAGTTAAAGGACGACCATGAGCACTAAATTAACGGGTTACGTTTGGGATGCTTGTGCCGCTTCTGGCATGAAGCTATCCAGCGTTGCCATCATGGCGCGTCTGGCAGACTTCAGCAGTGATGAAGGGGTTAGCTGGCCTTCCATCGCTACCATCGCGCGCCAGATTGGTGCTGGTGAGAGCACGGTTCGCACAGCCATATCTCAGCTGGAAAAAGATGGTTGGTTAACCCGCCAGCAGCGCCGTAAAGGCAACCGAAATGCATCGAACGTTTACCAGCTCAATGTTGCGAAATTGCAGGCTGCTGCCTTTTCTCACCTGTCAGATTCTGACGCATCAAAATCTGATGCCTCAAAAACCGACGCGTCAAAATCTGAGGCATCAAAAAACGATGAGAAAGGCAGTTTTCACCCGTCAGAATCTGGGGGGGATCCGTCAGTAAATACAACTACTGATCCATCAGTTAAAAAACCTTCTTGTCCGGTTGCGCAGCAACCAGACCTTGAAGTGACGATCACCGATAACGCCATCCTGGTTCTGAATCATCTGAACCTGGTTAGCGGCTCACGATACCAAAAATCAAAAACTTCTCTGGAAAACATCCGTGCTCGTTTGCGTGAAGGTTACACCGTTGGCGAGTTACAGCTGGTGATTGACCTTAAGCATGAGCACTGGAACGGCAATGACGTGCAGTACCAGTACATGCGCCCTGAAACGCTATTTGGCCCGAAAAAGTTTGAGGGTTATCTGCAAAGCGGGATCCGTTGGGACAAGAAGGGGCGTCCACCGCGTGAAAGCTGGGGTGAAAAGAAACACGATCCGATGAAGTTCGGTCCGGTTGATACCAAGATTCCAGAGGGGTTCAGAGGATGAATGAAAATAAATACTGCCGGGCGTTGGCTGAACTGCGTTCAAGACCAGCCCACGAGTTGAAAGAGGTCGGCGATCAATGGCGTACTCCGGATCTGTTGTTTTGGGGTATCAATGCGATGTTCGGCCCTCTGGTGTTGGACCTTTTTGCCGACGACAGTAACGCGAAGTGCCCAGCATGGTACACGGCTGAAGATAATGCCCTGACGCAGGATTGGTCAGAGCGTCTGGCAGAGCTCGGTGGTGCCGGGTTTGGCAACCCGCCTTACAGCCGCTCTCAGTACCACGACAAGCAGGCCGTTACCGGAATGACCCACATCATTAACCACGCTATGGCAATGCGAGAAAAGGGTGGTCGGTACGTTTTTCTCATTAAGTCTGCGACGAGTGAGACGTGGTGGCCGGAAGAAGCAGATCACGTCACATTCATCCGTGGCCGAATTGGTTTCGATCTTCCTACATGGTTCGTGCCGAAAGACGAAAAGCAGCAACCCACCAGCGCATTTTTTGCTGGCGCTATCGTGGTCTTCGACAAAACATGGCGGGGTGAACGTTTCAGTTACATCAACCGCACCGACCTGGAGGCCAAAGGCCGTGCTTCGATGTCGCTGGCCCAGTTTGCAGTGGGAAGAAAGCAAACTGATGCGGCGCCGGAGCTGGACGCTGAGGTAGTGCCGGAGAAATCAGAGGCAGAACTGCCATTAACCCAAAAAGCCATTCTGGATACCAGTGGTGTAGAGGCTTGGGCCTGTGTTGTCGCGGCGTTCGGCGAGAAAGATGAGTACACCTTCAGCGAGTCAAAGTTTGGTCATACCTGGGCTGCCGACTCTTTGGAGAACCCTGAATTTACCAATGTTTCACCGCTGACGATCGACAGAGCGAAAAAGCTGATCAGCGAGAGCATCCTGGTGGGTGTTAATGCATGGCTGGAAACATTGCCCTTTGATAGCGATGACGTGAAACAAGACATGTCAGAGCGGTTACGCACGGTTGCCGTTGAGTCTGCGAAAGAATACGGCATTAACCACAGTGAATTCATCGCGACCATGGAAAGCCTGGATAAAGCCAAATGGTCAAATATTCGGGGGATCCGCGCCCATGTCCGTGAGACGCAGGAATCAAAGGACAAGGCGTTAAACGAATCGCGCGTTTGGCCTCTTGAGGTTGGCCTGGTGTTTAACCAGATTGAAGGGGCTGACGCTCTACCTGTTTCACAACAGAACAAGCTGAAAGCCAATATCAACCAGCTGTGGCTCGAACGTATGCCGACGAGTGAAATTATCACGACCGCTGGTGGTCTCTTCAACAGCATGCTGGGGGCCGTCAATGCGTGAAATTATCGTTGATAACTATGCTGGTGGCGCTGGTAGAGGCAAATCTTTCTGAATTATGTGCAAATCAAAAGGCGGGTGCAGCCGCCTGATATGGAGAAATAGCATGAATCAGTTAACCGCAAAGGGTGTTGTGACAATGTCCAGCCGTGAAATTGCCAGGCTGGTGCAGAGCAAACATGGTGATGTGAAGCGCTCAGCTGAGCGCCTTGCATCTGCTGGTATTTTAACCGCGCCGTTGGCGCACACCCCCTACACACACCCTCAAAACGGGCAAACCTACGAGGAGTATTGGTTCAACAAACGTGATTCTCTGGTGATCGTCGCCAGGCTGTCGCCAGAATTTACCGCCGCTGTTGTCGATCGCTGGCAAGAGCTGGAGAACAGTCAGGCCGTAAGTGTCCCGCAAACATTGCCGGAGGCATTACGTCTAGCCGCGGATCTGGCCGAGCAGAAAGAACAACTGGCCCAGCAGTTAGCCGCTGCCGCGCCGAAAGTTGAGTTTGTCGATCGGTATTGTACTGCTAAAGGCTCAATGTCTTTTCGCCAGGTGGCAAAGCTGTTGCAGGCCAAAGAGACGGATTTCCGCTTGTTCCTCATTGAGAGCGGCATTTTATACCGGCTCAGTGGAGTGCTGACACCGCGGCACCAGCACATAGCTGCCGGGCGGTTTGAAGTGAAAACTGGCACCACGAGCGAAACAAACTACGCCTTTAGCCAGGCACGTTTTACACCCAAAGGCATCGAGTGGATCGGCGGCCTTTGGACGGCACACATCGCTAAGGGGCATGCCGCGTGAGAGGACTGTTTACAGCTGAGACTGTTCCGCGCCTGGGGCTTGTGGTGTTAAAGCCGGGTAGCGAACTGATGTCTCTGTTTCAACAGGGGCGTGTGCTGGTGGAGCCTCAGCCAAAAAGCATGGCTGGGCTTCCGTCAGGGCTCGTCCCTGATGCCAGGCAGCCGCTGGCAGAAGATAAGTCCCTCGAGGAATTCTTCACCGACGAGAGAGTTATTCGTGCAGCAGGCGGTTTGTCCGGGTTGGAATCCTGGTTAGAGCGTAACGTGAAGGAATGCCAGTACCCGCACACTGATTATCACCATCCTGAGCTGGTAACAATGCGACATCCCCCCGGATCAATGTTGCTCTGTTGGCATTGCGATAACCAGCTGCGCGAGCAAACCACCGCGGCGCTGGCAGAACTGGCCCGCCGTAATCTCATTAGCTGGCTGATCAGTTCCATCCTGTCTTCGCTTGGCTACAACAACGAGCGTGAACTATCCCTCGGTGAATTGTGCTGGTGGGCCGTTTACTCAGGCATTGCTGATGCAATCACGGAAAGGATGGCCCAGCATGCGCTTCGCTTACCGGATGAGCCGTTTTTATCCGTTTATCGCGAAAGTGACATTGTGCCGATGCCCCCGGCAAAAAGCATTTTGCAGAAGAAGGTCACCCCTGCGGTCACGGCTGCGCAATTAAAGCATGGAACAAATCAGGAAGTGGCCTATGACCAGCCACAGGTTTTGGCTCTGCATGCGGATCCTGAATCCCCTGAATCCTTCATGTTGCGCCCAAAACACCGCAGGTGGGTGAATGAGGACTATACCCGGTGGGTTAAAACCCAGCCCTGTGAAGGTTGCCGGCGGCCAGCGGATGATCCACACCATGTCATTGGTCACGGCATGGGCGGTACCGCCACTAAAGCCCACGATTTGTTTGTGATCCCTCTGTGCAGAGAGTGTCACGACAAATTACATGCTGATGTTGCAGCGTTCGAGAAAAAACACGGTACCCAGCTGGAGCTGCTATTCCGGTTTATGAATCGAGCGCTGGCGATCGGCGTAATAACAAAAGCGTAATTGTATGGAGCGCTGAGCATAATGAATTTACAAGAACTGGAATATACGCGGATTGAACTGCGCCGCGCGCTGGCGGATTTATCAGGATCGACAAAAGGACAGCTGCAGGCGTTCAGTGAGCATCCACCAGCAGATAAGAATAAATACCCTCGGCACCATCCTGAAATCGTCATGGAGGGTGGGGAAGGTTGTGGATCGAAGGTTGTAAAAACTCTGGCCACTCCGCTTTATGTTCTGGAGACAAGAAGCCGTCGACGCCCATTACCCCCTATGAAGGATGCCGAGTTTGCGAGTTCTGCGTGGCGCCGCTCGGTAAATGGCCTTGGAGAGCATCTGCAGGCGTGGGTCAGGTATTGCTATGGATATGATCTGTCTTTCCGGTACCAGACGTTGATGTGCCAGTACGTTTGGGCACAGTTTCAGCATCAGCAGGGCCGTAAGAAGCTCCAGGACAGAGTCACAAAAAAATTAGTGGGGCTTGTCTGGCTCGCGGCCCAGGAAGTTGCAGCATCACGCAATAACGATACGTACCAGGAATATGCGGGGGCGGCACTGGCCCGCATGGTGAGCGTGGAGCGTTCAACCTGGCTCAGGGTATACGCTGCTCACTGGGCAGCATTTAAAGCAGCTTTCGTGGAAATGGACAGCCTGGCGTTACGTGAAAGCCTGGCGCGGTACGAAGAGTATGAAGAAGTGAAAGTGGTAGAAATGTGAAGTAAATTTCACTAACGTCTTCAATCAGGCTTGCAAAATGCAACAAAATAAGCGATATTTGAAGCTAATTTGATATGTTGCCAACAGTATATAAACCCGCCAGTGAGCGGGTTTTTTAATTTTGCGGAATACTTTTTTAATCGCAGAAAAGCATGTCGTTTCGTTTTGATAGGAAAAAACGATGGATAGGCAACACAAGGCTCTAATGTGCGTAAGTTTGATGGATATGATAATTACGCACAGCTTATCAACAATATTTTGCTATTAGTTAAGTTGTGAATAACTTTTTTTGTTGATAACTCTTTTTTCTGTGGATAAGTCTGTAGGTTTATTAAATTCTTATGCACAAGTAGAACGCTGATGGTCCTGTACAATCCCGTAAAAGCTTCAATACTGATGACAGCAATATAAAAATCTATCCAGTGAAGCTATTGAAAACATACAGAATTTGGTTTTCTTCGGGAAAATTATGTCAGGACAGCCTGAGTCAAAAGAACAAGAACTGCTTGCAACAATCCTCGATTACTTCCAGAAGGGAGAAGTCCCGGATACAGACACTATTGCGGAAATTGAGCGCGACATTGCTAAACTTCCAATAAGTGAGCGCGCACATGCGTATGCATGGCTTAATGGAACTCTCGGGCGTCACTCTGATGCAGTACGTTTATTCAAAGACGCGATGAGCTCTGGGAGTCCAACGATCGCACAAAACTACTTGGCGTATCTTTCTCGTTCGGCTCATAACTATGAGCATCGCGTTGAGTTGTTTAGAATAGTTGAGCTTTTCCCTTCACATGAACTGAGGCTTGTAGCAAGAAACGCTGCATTTTGTATCGGCAACGACAAGTTGGTTAAAAAGTTCTCCCTCAAAATGGCTGCTCTTTATGATGGCCAAGAGCGAGAGGATATAATCAATCAGGGAAATTATATGGCTGAACAGATTGTTGATTTCAAAAACGCTACCCGTCTTTCTTCTCGAGAACTAGAAGCCCTTTGCGATCAAGCTGAAGAGATTGCGAACAAGCGCGGTATTAACTGTTCAAGTGTTAGCTATTATCTTGGTGGAGATGATGACAATGCATTCATCGTTAGAGCCCAAACTGCTGATCCGCAGGTTTTAGCTGAAATGAACATGGAACTGTTGGTTTTGCTCTCAGATGATAGTTATCGGAACAGCCCTTTTACATCCTGGTTTCAAAGCGATGAAAAAAGAGGGATTTACTGATGAGCGTATCGGGGAAAGATTTTATTGTTTTTGCTGGTAAATGCATTTCTCACAACGATGAAATCGGTTACAGAAACGCCATTGGTCGAGCGTATTATGGAGTTTATCATGAAACGCTTGATAAGCTTGAGAAATGCCCAAACAAGTCGTCACACCAAGCTGTTCGCGACTATCTTACAAATGATGCATGGTTAAAAGGAAATGAGCCGTTTGAAAAAATGAAACTCATTTCTATGGGAACAATGCTGAGACATTTGCATACCCGACGTAAATGGGCAGATTACGAGCTTGATAGAACTTTAAGTAAGGCTGATGCGGAAGCTATATTGATAATGGCTAACAAAGCTATTGACACCCTTCAGCAGATGTATGAGCAGGTTTATCCATCCGAACCTGCTGCTTGATTATCTATTCGAAATAACCTCGCTTAAGCGGGGTTTTTTTATGCCTTCGCACCTCCATTTCGGAGGTATTTTGCTGTGAAAATGGGCGGCTGGTGGATGTTGGAGCACCCACCAGCCATCAGCTCATGCTTTCAGGTCACAAGCTAACCAAGGCCCATTGCTTTAGCGCAAAAGCAAAGAGAGCCTATCAGAGTTACGCTTATTGATCTATGAAAAATACTGTAAATATAAACAGTGTTGAGTTAGTCAACGCTGATAGCCTGCAATACATCGCCACTCTCCCTGATAACTCCATTGACCTGATAGTCACGGATCCGCCGTACTTCAAAGTGAAACCCAACGGCTGGGACAATCAGTGGAAAGGGGATGAGGATTATCTTCGCTGGCTTGATATGTGCCTCGCACAATTCTGGCGAGTGCTTAAACCTGCCGGCAGTCTTTATCTTTTCTCCGGTCACCGTCTGGCAGCAGACATTGAGATCATGATGCGTGAGCGGTTCAACGTCCTGAACCATATCATCTGGGCTAAACCGTCGGGCCGCTGGAATGGCTGTAATAAAGAGAGCCTGCGTTCTTACTTCCCTGCAACAGAGCGCATCCTTTTCGCTGAGCATTACCAAGGGCCGTATAAACCAAAGAGCGATGGGTACGCTGAGAAGGGAAGCGAGCTGAAGCAGCATGTAATGACTCCCCTAATTTCTTATTTCCGGGATGCACGTGAAGCGCTTGGCATATCCTCAAAACAAATAGCCGATGCGACTGGAAAGAAGAACATGGTGTCTCACTGGTTCAGCGGTAGCCAGTGGCAATTACCGAATGAATCAGACTACCGGAAGCTTCAGTCCCTTTTCACGCAGGTAGCCAACGAAAAGAACCAGAACGGCGAACTGGCAACACCACACCACCAGCTGGTGGCTATGTGGCATTCGTTGAATCGCAAGTATTCAGAGCTGCTCGAAGAGTACAAATCACTTCGGCGACATTTCTCTGTTTCCGTATCCGTTCCTTATACCGACGTCTGGACACATAAACCCGTTCAGTTTTATCCAGGTAAACACCCATGCGAAAAACCCGCTGACATGTTGCGGCAGATCATCAACGCCAGCAGTAAGCCTGGTGATGTGGTGGCTGATTTCTTTATGGGGTCCGGTTCGACCGTGAAAGTCGCGCTGGAACTTGGCCGCCAGGCTATTGGCGTTGAACTCGAAGAGGAAAGGTTTAATCAGACGTTGGGGGAAATACGGGCGTTGGCAGGGGAATAAACGTGAGGTCGCGATAGCGGCCTTTTTTATTACCTCAATAACACCCGCACAGAGCGAGGTGAGAGACCATGAAAATGAACAATGACCCGCACTCCTGGACGGAGTTCCTTGATCTGCTCCACGGCTGGTGGCGCGGTGATACGCCTATTGGCGCTGTTCTGCTTTCCGTAGCGATGGCGGTATTGCGGATAGCCTACGTCGGCGGTGGCTGGCGAAAGATGTTGCTGGAAGGCCTGATGTGCGGCGCCATGACGTTAACAGCTGTATCCGCCCTGGATTACGTCAACCTTCCTCAATCCCTCTCCATTGCAATCGGCGGGGCGCTGGGCTTTGTCGGCGTCGAACAGGTCCGTTCTGTAGCAAACCGAGTTATCAACGTCCGCTTTGGTGGCGACACCAAGTAAGGAACTCTATGAATCAGGCACAATTTCAGAAGGCGGCTGTGGTAAGCGCCGAATTAGCTGCGCGCTGGTATCCGCATATCGACGCAGCAATGAAAGAGTTCGGCATCACCGCAGTTAACGATCAGGCCATGTTCATCGCGCAGGTGGGCCACGAGTCGGCAGGCTTTACCTCGCTGGTGGAGAACTTCAACTATTCGGTAGACGGCCTGAAGAAAACTTTCGGTAAGCGCCTGACGCCGTACCAGTGCGAGATGCTGGGCCGTGTCGACAATAAGCAGACCGCCCACCAGCCGCAGATCGCCAACCTGGTATACGGCAGCCGCATGGGCAACATCGCCGAGGGCGACGGCTGGAAATATCGTGGCCGTGGCCTGCTGCAGATCACCGGGCGTGAGAACTACACCAAATGCGGTGCAGCGCTGAAGCTGGATCTGGTGAGCACGCCCGAGTTGCTGGAGCAGGAGCTACACGCTGCCCGGTCGGCTGCCTGGTTCTTCGCATTACGCGGTTGCCTGCTGTATTCCGGCGATATAGTGCGTGTCACCCAGATCATCAACGGTGGGCAGAATGGGCTGGCTGACCGTAAGGTGCGTTACAGCCGGGCGCAGGCGGCGCTGTCATGAGGCTGCGTTACGTTCTGCTGGCGCTGGTGGTCGCCATCTCTGTCACTGGTGCAATCGCCTGGCGTTCTGGCTGGAGCGCGCACGCTGACCATATCAACGCGCTGGCAGCAAAGAAGAAAGAGAACGCCGAGAAGGTCATCCAGCCGGTTGAAGTAAAAGCCGCTGCAGCGACCATCGAGGGCAAAGTGATTTACCGAACCATTACCCGCGACGTGGTGAAATATGTTCAGTCTCCGGATCGTACTGTGTGCCAGTTTGACGATGCTGCTGTGCAGCTGCGCCAGCGTGCAATCGACGCTGCCAACTCCATCAGCGGATTTGATGCAGGAGCCGTGCAGGGGAAGTAACGCTGGCACCAATAGCGATGATGATCTGCAGGCTGATATCGAAACTGCGCAATGCCTTCAGCAGCTGCGCCTCGATAAATATCGTTGGCAAGCCTGGTACAACGCTGTGAAATGACATCTTGGCACATCACAAGGCGTGGGATATCAATTGCAAGAAATAGATTCTTAATTAAACATTGATTTGACAATCGGAATGATTAAGCCCGACTATAATCTTAAAAATAATCGGGCAAAGAGGTTACTTCATGTCAACAATTTATCCACCAGGTAGCATTGGGTTCAACGATGCTAGCCTCCTGAATACCTTCAATAAGGCCGAGAGTGGCAGCTCTTTCAGGGTTCAAAATGGAAGAGGTTCTGATCAACTCACGCCAGTCAGTGAGTTCTCCAGCGGAAACAGTTTCCTCGTTAAAGATAGAAACGAGACGGTCAAGATCGTGATCTAAGCTAGATACCCATTCGCGCATTCGTTCGTGATCGACGCTTTGCATTCCCCCGAAGTTCCACTGGAAAGGATGCAACAAAAATCTTGCTCCGTGATTTGCAAACCGCTTAGTTCCGGCGAGAAAAATTGCATTAGCAATTGAATCGATATTGCTGATGTTGAAGCAATGAACGGGAATGGGTAGGGTTTTAATAAAATTATAAGCGGTAAAGCCGGATGTTACGTCGCCGCCAGAACTCGAAATGTGCAGGTTGATTCGGGTTGCCCCTTGAGATATTGCTGACAAAATATTGTTTTGAAGCAAGCTCACTGTACTTGGAGAAACTGGGCATAAAAAATGAACAGTATGAATCATAGGATTTTCCAGAGGTTATCTAGGATTGGGCAAATCTGATATTGGTGCGAAAATTCTTAATTCAACATGAAATATTTTCATGTATCTCAAACCGCCTCCGGGCGGTTTTTTATTGCCATCATGGTGCGGCAGTAGAGCAGGTATTCATCGAGTGCCTGTGATTGTATTTTTGGCTACAATCACCGCAATGAATATTGCGAGGTGGTAATGGACGCCAATTATATTGCGTATGAGGCGCTTGTCGCCAGTAGAGAGGCTGCTGATTGGGCGCTATGGTCCGTGTTGGGAACATGGTTTTCAGGGATTATTACGTTGGTAGCTGCCTGCGTAGCTTTTCGAGCCCTGCATACGTGGAAGCAGCAAGAGAAGCACAACGAAAAAAAAGCGTTAAAGGCTGCCCTGATTAATTATCGTAATTTGCTTATTATGATGCCAGAAACTCTTGAACCATCAGACCCAAACTGCCGTCAGCCCGCCTTGCTACTTCAAGACGCGATGAATCAAATTTATCTCTATGTAACATTAATGGAGGTTACGTTTGACACGAACGAAATAGGGCAGCAATTTCATGCGCTTTACAACAGGCATGGCGAATACATGCAAGGGCAAGTGCATCGAGAAAAGATAGCCGAATTGCTCATCCCATTTATTTCTAAGCCATTCATTTCTGGTGCGTATAAATTTAAACCTAATTAAACATTTATGTTGCTAATGAAAACTTGGCACACGTGTATTCGCCTGTGTTTTTGGGGTAGATATGCCGCCACGCACACCAAAGACTTCTCGTGTTCGCGGCTGCTGTGCGGCAACCACAGACACTTTACGCTCTGCACTGATCACAAAGGTTTTATCGCAGGCCATGTAATTTTCGCGCTTCAGATAGCTCGGTGGTAGGATTGTCCTTTTTGAAATAAGGGATATATCAATGAGAAAGACAATTCTAGGCATCATTGCTTTAGGCCTTGTAGGTTGCGCGACAGTTGGTAAAGATTTTTCGGAGGCAGATGTCGCCTCAATCCAAAAAGGGGTCACGACAGAGCAAACTGTTCTGCAGAAGTTTGGTAAGCCAACCTCAATAACCGCCGATTCCGAAGGGAATAAAATCTATGGCTGGACCTACGCTCACGCAACTGCATTCAGCGTAGGGCAGGGTAAATCGCTGGTGGTCAAAGTAAACAAGGATGGCGTGGTGGACTCGTATATCGTGAGCACCACAAAGCCGTAGAATGTATCACCAGGCCTCGCTACAGCGGGGCCTTTAATTAACATCATCATGTGAAGGCACATGCTCATGTCAATTATCCCCTCTGCGCACCCAGCGCACCTAACGTAAGACTCATTCATTTGATCTGCCTTGCAGGCATAACCAGAGGCTAAATATGGCTAAAAACTACTACCAGGACGGCAATACCATGGACTGGCACAACGGGACCACAAAAGATGTGTCATCTGGCCAGCCGGTGATCGTTGGTGCGATTTCTGGTATCGCTCAGCATGATATCCCCGCCGGCAGTGATGGTGTGCTGATGATGACCGGGGTGTTTGTGCTGCCGAAGGTTGCAGCCGAAACCTGGCAGCGCGGTGCTCGCCTCTGGCTGACGAAAGACGGCAAGCTGAGCGCCAACGCTAAGGATGGTACGGATGATAACGCTGTGGCTGGTACTGCATGGATCACGACCAATGCCAACGAACCAGAGGGACGTGTCCGCCTCGGCTTCTGACCCGTACCACTGGCCTCATGCAGGCTCTCAAGGCGGCCAACCCCTCCTGAATATCATGCAAATGACAATCATTCTCGATTGAGCGGGTCCTCCCGGAGGGGCGGCCTACCACGAGGCGGCGGGCACGCGGAAAACGGCTAGTTTTCGTGATCCAGGGTCATCATCATCATGTGCATAACTGTATGATTTTTATCAATGCCATTTTGCAATGATGTCGAATCGTTCAAAAAGTGTTCACCATCATGGACCAGGAGCTCTCCACCCTGAAGCTGAACATCAATCAGCTGGCAGGGATCACCGGCGTTCATCGCCAGACCGTTGCCGCCAGGCTTAAGCAAGTCGAGCCTGCACCGGGCAGCAACAACAAACTCAAACTCTATCTCATCACCGATGTGCTTACCGAGCTGATGGCACCCGTCGTCGCGTCCAGCGCCGACGATATGACGCCTTCGGACAGGCTCGCCCACTGGAAAGCGGAAAACGAGCGGCTCAAATTCGAGCAGGACACCGGCCAGTTAATCCCGGCTGATGAGGTGGCCCGTGAATTTTCTGTCATGGCGAAAGCTGTGGTGCAGGTGCTGGAAACGTTACCGGACATTCTGGAGCGTGACTGCGCGCTGAACCCCGCAGCTGTCAGCCGCGTACAGAGTGTGATTGACGATCTTCGCGACCAGATTGCGCAGCGCGTGCTGGACGCAGAACCGGAGGAGGATGAGCCAGAGGAGGACTGATGGCGAAGCGGGCATCTGCCCGGGGGATCCGAAAGGATGTCCCTGGAATACTTCGTGCCCCACGCCGCATGCTGGTGGCCGATGCAGTCAGTAAATTTATGCGCGTGCCAATGGGTGCCGGTAACTCCGTTCCCTGGGATCCGAACCTGGCTCCGTATGTACTCGAGCCAATGAACTGCCTGGCGTCGCGCGAGTATGACGCAGTGGTGTTTGTCGGCCCGGCGCGAACCGGGAAGACGATTGGCCTGATTGATGGGTGGGTGGTTTATAACGTGGTCTGCGACCCGTCTGACATGCTGATCATTCAGATGACAGAGGAAAAGGCCCGCGAGCACTCGAAGAAACGACTGGATCGCACGTTCCGTTGCAGTCCGGAAGTGGCAACCCGCCTGAGTCCCCGCAGGAACGATAATAACGTTTACGACAGGACATTCAGGGCGGGTAACTATCTCAAGATAGGCTGGCCGTCGGTCAATATCATGTCCTCGTCGGATTACAAGTGCGTCGCCCTGACCGATTATGACCGCTTCCCGGAGGATATCGACGGGGAAGGTGATGCATTTTCCCTGGCCTCCAAGCGTACCACCACGTTTATGTCGTCCGGCATGACGCTGGTGGAGAGTTCCCCAGGCCGGGACATCCGCGATACGAAGTGGCGCCGGAGCTCGGCGCATGAAGCCCCGCCAACAACCGGCATTCTGTCACTGTACAACCGCGGCGACCGCAGGCGCTGGTACTGGCCATGTCCGCATTGTGGTGAGTTTTTCCAGCCTGAGATGACGGCGATGACCGGTTACCGGGAAATCAGCGATCCGGTAAAGGCCAGCGAAGCGGCCTGCATCCATTGCCCTTCCTGCTCCGGGGTGATCACCGCCGGTCAGAAACGCGCTTTGAATATGAAAGGTGTCTGGCTGCGTGAGGATCAGCAGATCGACAGCAGCGGAACAATAACGGGCGCCGGGCGGCGGTCGCGTATCGCATCGTTCTGGATGGAAGGCCCGGCAGCTGCATATCAGACCTGGGCCCAACTGGTTTACAAACTGCTGACCGCTGAACAGGAGTACGAAGCGACCGGCAGCGAAGAAACGCTGAAGACGGTCATTAACACCGACTGGGGACTCCCGTATCTCCCGCGCTCAAGTATTGAGCAACGCAAAGGTGACGAACTGCTGCAGCGCGCCGAACCGGTTGAACGGCGGCGCGTGCCTGCTGGCGACCGTCGATGTTCAGGGCGGTAAAAACCGGCGATTTGTGGTGCAGGTTGTTGGCTACGGCGCCCACGGCGAGCGGTGGGTGGTTGACCGGTACAACATCATGCAGTCGATGCGCACCACGCCAGATGGTGAAAGCTACCACATCGATCCTGCCAGCTACCCGGAGGACTGGGATCTGCTGCGCACCGATGTGCTGGAGAAAACCTGGGCGCTTGATGGCGAACCGGGCAAGCGAATGAGCCTCCTGGCCATGGCCGTCGACTCCGGTGGTGAAGATGGCGTTACCGACAATGCCTATGAGTTCTGGCGGCGCTGTCGCCGTGACGGTCTGCAGCGCAAAGTCTGGCTTTTCAAGGGTGACAGCCAGACCCGGGCGAAGCTGATTACCAAAACCTACCCGGATAACACCGGGCGTTCTGCCCGGCGCGCGAAGGCGGCCGGTGATGTCCCTCTCTACCTTCTCCAGACCAACGCACTGAAAGACCGGATCAATAACGCGCTGTGGCGCGATGTGCCGGGGCCGAACTACGTGCATTTCCCTGACTGGCTGGGAGGGTGGTTTTACGACGAACTGACCTATGAGGAGCGATCAGCTGATGGGAAATGGACGAAGCCTGGTAAGGGGGCTAACGAAGCATTTGACCTTATGGTTTACGCGCATGCCCTGGTCATTCTTCATGGTTACGAAAAAATTAAGTGGCCTGATGCGCCTGAGTGGGCGCGCCGGGAGAGTTATCTGGTGGTTGAGCCATCGCCAGACGCGCCTCCAGTGGCACCGCCGCCGGTTGCAAAACCGCCAGTATCAGAGCCAAAGGCTACGAAGCCAGCCCGTGAATCGGCATGGTCATCATCATCAGGAGGCTGGGTGTGAATCTCAATGATATTCAGGACATGGTCCGCCGTTATACCGAAGCGGAAATGGCGGTCCTGCAGGGCAAGTCCATCACGTTTAATGGTCAGCAGATGACCATGGAGAACCTGAGTGAAATCCGGAAGGGCCGCCAGGAGTGGGAGCGAAAAGAGGCTGCTGCCGTGGCTGCCGCAACGGGCAGGGGTGGCTCCTTTAAACTGGCGAGGTTCCCGCGATGAGCGCCCTGGATAATCTGATAGGCATGTTTTCCCCGGGCTGGAAAGCGGAGCGCCTGAAGTCGCGCCTGATGATCCAGGCATATGAGGCTGTCATTCCTACCCGGACGCACCGGGCAAAACGCGAAAACCGCTCCGCGAATCAGCTGACGCAATTCGGCGGGCGATCGCTGCGCGAACAAGCCCGGTGGCTCGACTGTAACCACGATCTGGTGATCGGCATCCTTGATAAACTCGAAGAGCGCATTGTGGGGGCAAAAGGCATCATCGTGGAGCCGCAGCCCCTGATGAGTAACGGGGGCATCGCTACTGACCTTGCTACACAGATCCGCGCCAAATGGGCGGAGTGGTCCGTTTCTCCCGATGTTACCGGGCAGTTCACCCGACCAGTGCTTGAGCGCCTGATGTGCCGGACCTGGTTACGTGACGGCGAGGTGTTCGCGCAGCTGGTCAGTGGCACCGGGAACGGTCTGTCGCCTGTGGCAGACATTCCTTTCTGGATTGAGGCGCTGGAACCGGATTTTGTGCCGATGGAGCGGACAGAGCCGGGTCAGAAGTTGTGCCAGGGCATTTACCTGAATGACTGGGGCCGCCCGACCCGATACATGGTCTACAAAAACCTGCCGGCAGAAGGTATGCGCCAGGGAGATACCAAGGATATTCAGGCGGAGAACATGCTTCACCTGAAGTTTATGCGCCGCCTGCATCAAATCCGGGGTAACTCACTGCTTGCCGGGGTGCTGATGCGTCTTTCGGCGCTGAAGGAGTACGAGGACGCTGAGCTGACCGCTGCCCGCATTGCTGCGGCACTGGGCATGTTCATTAAAAAAGGTGATGGCCAGACTTATGACGAAGGCAGCAGCGGTCAAAGGGAGCTAAACATCGAGCCAGGCATGCTGTTTGACGATCTCCGCCCGGGTGAAGACATCGGCATGATCAAGTCAGACCGACCCAACCCTAACCTCGAAACTTTCCGTAATGGCCAGCTACGTGCTGTGGCCGCTGGTTCGCGCGGTAGCTTTTCAAGTATCGCCCGTAACTACGACGGAACATACAGCGCGCAGCGCCAGGAGCTGGTGGAGTCAACCGAAGGCTATTTCATTCTTCAGGACGCATTCATCGCGGCGATCACCCGACCTATGTACCGGGCGTGGCTCAGGATGGCGATTGCTTCAGGCGAGATCACGGTCCCGAAAAATGTCGATAAAGCCACGCTCTTTAGCGCCGTGTTCTCCGGGCCCGTTATGCCATGGATTGACCCGGTCAAAGAGGCGAACGCCTGGAAAATTCTGCTGCGTGGCGGTGCTGCGACAGAGAGTGAATGGGTGCGCGCCCGCGGCGCAAATCCTGATGATGTTAAGCGCCGCCGTAAGGCGGAGGTTGACGAGAACCGTAAACAGGGGCTGGTGTTTGATACCGACCCGGCAAATGACAAAGGAGACACTCGTGTCCAGGAAGCAAAACCGGGTAAAGAACCGCCCGAAAGCCCAGGCAAAAAATAGCTGGTTCCGTATGCAGGCCAGTTCGGAAAACGAAGCCGAAATCTACATCTACGACGAGATCGGCTACTGGGGGGTAACGGCGAAGCAGTTCGTCGCAAACCTTAAGGCGCTGGGCGACGTAACTCACATCAAACTGCATATCAACTCCCCTGGTGGCGATGTCTTTGACGGTATCGCCATTTTTAATGCCCTGAAATTCCACGGCGCCGCGATCACCGTTTTTATCGACGGTCTGGCTGCCTCAATGGCATCAGTCATCGCCATGGTAGGAAATCCGGTCATCATGCCGGAAAACACCATGATGATGATCCACAAGCCGTGGGGTTTTGCGGGTGGTGATGCTGATGACATGCGCGACTACGCCGACCTGCTCGACAAAGTGGAGTCGGTGTTGATCCCGGCATACGCGCAGAAGACGGGAAAAAGCACCGAAGAAATTGCGGCAATGCTGGAGGAAGAGACCTGGCTCTCCGGCACTGAATGTCTGGAGCTGGGCTTCGCTGACCAGGTCACACCATCCTTGCAGGCAATGGCCTGCATCCATTCGAAACGTATTGAGGAATTTGAAAAGATGCCAAACAGCATTCGCAACATGGTCACCCCGCCGCGCAATACCGCTACGCGCGAAACACAGCAGCCAACTGCCACCCAGCCAGCTCCGGCGGCAGGTGCCAGCGAAACAGATATCCGTGCGCAGGTTATTGCGGAGCAAAAGGCACGCGTGAACGGTATTCAGGACCTCTTCGCCATGTTCGGCGGAAAGCATCAGGAGCTGCAGGCTAAATGTATTGCCGATCCAGAGTGCTCGGTCAGCCAGGCGAAAGATGTTCTTCTGGCAGAGCTCGGTAAAAATGCCACGCCGTCCAACACCACTACGCAGGGTCAGGCCCATGTGTATGCCGGCAACGGTAACTTTGTTGGCGACGGGATCCGCCAGGCGCTGATGGCGCGTTCCGGTTATGAAAATGTTGAGCGCGACAACGTCTATAACGGTATGACGCTGCGCGAATACGCCCGCATGTCCCTGACCGAGCGCGGCATCGGGGTCTCCAGTTACAACCCGATGCAGATGGTTGGTTTTGCGCTGACGCACAGCACCTCCGATTTTGGCAATATCCTGCTCGATGTCGCCAATAAAGCGCTGTTGCAGGGCTGGGATGAAGCGGCAGAGACCTTTGAACTCTGGACCAAAAAAGGCCAGCTGTCTGACTTCAAAACGGCGCATCGCGTCGGCATGGGCGGCTTCCCTTCCCTGCGTCAGGTGCGAGAGGGCGCGGAGTATAAGTACATCACCACGCAGGATAAGGGTGAAACCATCGCGCTGGCTACTTACGGTGAGATCTTCTCCATCACCCGCCAGGCCATTATCAACGATGACCTGAACCAGCTGACAGACGTTCCGATGAAGATGGGGCGCGCTGCAAAAGCGACAATCGGTGACCTGGTCTATGCCGTGCTGACCGGTAACGGGAAACTGTCGGATGGTAAGGCGCTCTTCCATGCTGACCATGCCAACCTTTCAGCTGGCGCCATCAGCGTTGACAGCCTGGATAAGGCCCGCCAGAACATGCGCAAGCAGAAAGAGGGCGAGCGCGCCCTGAACATTCGTCCGGCCTACATGCTGGTTCCGGTGGGTCTGGAAACATTAGCCAGCCAGACCATTAAGTCAGCAAGCGTGAAAGGGGCTGATATCAATGCCGGCGTGGTTAACCCGCTGCAGAACTTTGCCGAAGTGATCGCAGAAGCGCGTCTGGATGACGCCGATCCGGCGGCCTGGTATCTGGCTGCCGCACAGGGCACCGATACCATCGAAGTGGCGTACCTCAATGGCATTGATGCCCCGTACATCGACCAGCAGGAAGGTTTCACCACTGATGGTGTTGCGACGAAAGTCCGCATCGATGCTGGTGTGGCGCCGCTGGATTATCGCGGTCTGGCGAAATCATCCGGTAAGTAATCACCCCGACATTGAACCGGCCCGTAAGGGCTTTTTTTATATCTGCAACATGGCCCCGGCAGGGGCCATACGGAGAGCTCATGAAGAATTTCGTACAGGATGGTCACACTATTGATTTGACCAACTCGGGTTCGGCGGTGATCACCAGTGGCACGCCGGTTGCCGTGGGTGATGTTCTGGCGATCGCTATCGCTGATATTGCCGTCGGCGATACCGGTACAGGCCTCACCAGTGGCGTCGTTCAGTTGCCGAAGCTGGCGGCGGATGATATCGCCCAGGGCAAAACCCTGTACTTCAAAAGCGGGAAAGTGCAACTGGAGGCCACCGGCGCGACACCCGCAGGGAAAGCCTGGCAGGCTGCAGCTGCGAACGCCACCACCGTACTGGTTAAGCTCAATGGCTAACCTCTTCGACGCGATGGTTGCCCGTATGGACGCGGCCACCGTCAATCTGATGTCAGATAAGGTCACGATCAACGGGGTCATTTTTGATGCTGTAGAAAGCCAGTTTGTCGCAGAAATGGGGCCGCTGGTGGGAGATGGCCTGTCACTGGTGGTGTTCTCCCTGGCAGTGTCGCCGCGTAAAGGCGATGCTATTCACTGGAAGGGCCAGGACTACATCGTTACCCGCAAACAGCTGTTCAACGGTAAGCCACAGATCTGGATTGAGTAATGGAGGCTCTATGTCCATCAAAGGGCTCGAACAGGCGATCGCTAACCTGGAAAGCATCAGCAAAACCGCCGTGCCTCGGGCATCCTCTCAGGCGGTGAACCGCGTGGCCACCCGGGCGATCTCCCGCAGCACCCGCCAGGTTGCGAAGGACACCCGGGTGCAGCGGAAACTCGTCAATCAGCGTGCACGCCTGAAGAAAGCCACGGTACGCAAACCGCAGGCCACTATTCGGGTCAACCGGGGCAACCTCCCGGCGATCAAGCTGGGCGTGGCCAGCGTGCGGCTCTCCCGGCGAAAACGTGACAAGGCCGGTGTCCGAAGCGTTCTGGTCATCGGGCGGTTTCGCTTCCCGGGCGGATTCATTCAGCAGCTCAAAAACGGGCGCTGGCATGTCCTGCGGAGAACCACCAAAAGCCGCTACCCGCTCGAGGTAGTGAGCATTCCTCTGGCAGCGCCACTGACTGAGGCCTTTAAGCAGGAAAGCACCCGCCTGACTGCTACCGATCTTCCAAAAGAACTCTCTGCGGCTTTACGCAATCAACTGAGGATAATTCTGACCAAATGAAACATCCCCTGATCCGCCAGGCGGTGCTGGCTGCCCTGAAAGCGGGCATTACTGACCCTGTAACGTGGTCTGATGGCCGTCCCGCTGTACTTGAGTCCGAAGATCTCCCGGCTGTCGCCGTCTATATCACTGACGCGCAGTCCACGGAGGAATCCATCGACGAAGATATCTGGCGCGCCACGCTTCACATTGAAGTGTTCCTGAAAGCGAGCGAAACGGATACCGCGCTCGATACCTGGATGGAAAGCAAAATCTATCCCCAGCTCAATGCACTCCCCGGCCTTACCCCCTTAATCGAAACCATGTCTGCTCAGGGCTATGACTATCAGCGCGATGACGAAATGGCGACGTGGGGATCGGCCGATCTTAAATATTCAATTTCATACGTAATGTGAGGTAATCATGCCAACACCAAGCCCGCTTGAACCCGTAAAAGGGGCAGGCACAACGTTCTGGCTTTATAACGGCACTGGCGATCCCTATGCCAATCCGGCCAGCGATACTGACTGGACCCGCACGGCCAAAATCAAAGACCTGACGCCAGGTGAACTGACAGCAGAGTCCTATGACGACACCTACCTTGACGATCCGAACGCGGACTGGGCAAATACAGCACAGGGCGAGAAGTCAGCCGGTGAAGCCAGTTTCACCCTGGCGTGGAAACCTGGGGAATCAGGGCAGCAATCTCTGGTGGACTGGTTCTACAGCGGCGATGTGCGCGCCTACAAAATTAAATACCCGAACGGGACGATCGACGTCTTTAAGGGCTGGGTCAGCAGCCTCGGTAAAACCATCCCGGCGAAGGAGGTCATCACCCGTAGCGTGAAGATCAGCAACAACGGCAAGCCATCGCTGGCGGAGGAAACCCGCGCTGCTGTCGTTCCGGTTACCGGGGTATCGCTCGATAAAGCAACCCTGACTGTTGCCGCCGGTGCGTCTGACACCGTTAACGTCACTGTCAACCCTGCTGGCGCTACAGACAAATCTTTCCGCGTTGCCTCCTCTGATCCGGCGAAAGCGACAGTTACCGCCAACGGCGATGTCCTGACCATTACCGGCGTAGCCACAGGCTCTGCTGAAATTATCGTGATGTCCAACGATGGTCTTAAAGTCGCCATCTGCAAAGTCACCGTTTCCTGACCGGCGGGGCGCTGGCCCCGTCATTTTCCTGGGGTACTCCATGAGCTTTCTGAAATCTGAGCCGTTCACCTATAACGGCAACACCATCCAGTTATTTGAGTTGTCAGGCCTGCAACGTATTGAGCATCTGCAGTACCTGGCGAAGGAAGATAAATCGCTCCCGAAAGATGAAGGTGATGAGGATTATCTTACGATCCGGGTAAGCAGCAATCTCCGGGTTGGGGCGCGACTGATCGCAATGTCGCTCTGGCAGGGTGATACCTCAAAAGATATTGATTCACTGCATCATGAGGTGCTTTCCGGCTGGCCGCCGGGAATGATTGGCGCTGGCGAACTCTTTGTAAAAACGCTGTCTGACATGATCCCTGTAACGGAACCTAAACCGGCACCGGCACCGGCAGACGAGGATAAAAGTACAGACGTAGTGGTGGAAGACGAGCCCATCAGCGCGGAAAAGCGTTAGCCGGTGAGCTGAGCTTTGTAATGAAGCTGGCGCGGGAGTTCCGGCGACCGGACTGGCGCGTCATGCTTGCCGGCATGTCATCAAGTGAGCTGGCGGAATGGGGGCGCTACTATCAAAAGCAGTATTTTGAAGGTGATCTTCTGGATACCCATTTCTCCCGCCTCAGCCATCTTATTGTCTCAATGCTGTGTACAGAAACCGAATTAACCCCACGTGACTTCAGCCTGCTTAACCCACCAGAGCAGGAAGATTTGCCGATGGATGATGATGTAATGATGTCTGTGGCGGAAAGCCTGGGAGGAGTGCGCTATGGCCCAGTCAGTGGGTGATCTGATCGTTAACCTTGATGTTGATTCGGCTAAATTTACTGAGCAGGTTACCTATGTAAATAAGCAGCTGAAGGGAACAGGCAAAGCGGCAAATGATGCAGCCTTGCAGGTTCAGCAAGCATTTTCGAAGCAGGAACTGGCTGCAAAGCGAGCCGGGATTTCTGTCGGTCAGTATTCTTCCGCGATGCGTACCCTGCCGGCGCAGTTCACTGATATCGCGACGCAGCTGGCCGGCGGGCAGAGTCCCTGGCTGATCATGCTCCAGCAGGGCGGGCAAATTAAAGACCAGTTTGGTGGTCTGCGGCCTATGTTCAGCGCTTTGTTGGGAACGATCTCCCCTGTAATGCTCGGAGTAGGCGTGTTATCTGCTGGCACCGCGGCGCTGATGTATTCGTATTATCAGGGCTCGAGCACACTCTCTGAATTTAATAAAACGCTGACATTGACCGGCAATACTGCTGGCCTCACAGCTGTTCGCATGCAGACCATAGCAGCTGCCGGAGAGAAAGCGGGCCTTACCTTCAACCAGACCAGCCAGGCACTGACTGCGCTTGTTAATGCCGGCGTTCGCGCGGGTGCTAACTTCGAAGAGCTTGCGATCTCGGTCGCGAAATTTACGGATGCATCCGGTCTGCCGGTCGATAAGGTGGCTGAAGCATTTGGACGCATGGTCAACGACCCGGCGTCAGGGCTGCTGGCGATGGCGCAGCAGTTTCACAATGTCACGGCTGAGCAGGTTGAATATGTTGCCGCTCTGCAGCGCTCAGGAAATGAAGCAGGGGCACTGCAGGCGGCAAACGAAGCAGCAACCGCCGGGTTCAATAAGCAGACTGCCAGCATCCGCGACAACATGGGGACGATTGAATCGGCCGCAGACTCCCTTAAAAATGCGTTCAAATCCATGTGGGATGCGGCACTGGATATTGGCAGGCCTGATACTTCTCAGGAAATGCTGAGTAAGGCCGAGGCGGCTTTCAAGCGGGCGGATGACATCTGGAATTTGCGAAAGGGTGATCGTTATGTCAACGATGACGCGCGCGCACGTTTCTGGAACGACCGTGAGACCGCTCGCCAGGCGCTGGATATGGCGCAGCAACAGGCCAGAAATTCTCAACTCGCCCAGGAAAACGCTTCCCGTGAAGCAGGATTAGAAGCCGATCGCCTCAAATACGCGCAACAGGCCCAGGCGAATTACGGTAAAACGCAGACGGCTCTGGAGAAGTACACCGCTCGTCAGAGCGAACTGAACAAAGCGTTGAAAGAGGGCCGGATCCTCCAGGCTGATTACAACATCAATTTGGCCGCAGCGAAAAAGGAATATGAGGACTCGCTTAAGAAGCCAGCGAAAATCACGACGCCGGTCGGCGCAAAACTTACCGACAGTACCAGTGCCCAGTCTCTGGAGTTGCAAGCTCAGCTGGAGGTATTGCGGCAGCACTCCGGAATCAACGACAAGATCAGTCAGCAGCGCAAGCAATTGTGGAAAGATCAGGCCAGATTTACGGTTCTCGAGCAAGCTGCGAAAACGCGAACCCTAACTGATGATGAAAAATCTGTACTCGCCAGCAAAGATAAAGTCCTCGCGCAGGCAGAAATTAATGCCAGATTGGGTGATCAGATCGTCATACAGGAACGTCTCAATCGCCTGCAGGACACATCGCAGAAATATGTGACTCAGATGGGTGAGAAAACCAGCGCGCTTGCCGATAGTGCTGGCATGAGCAGCCGCCAGGCGCAACGCCGTCTTGAGGAGGCTCAACTCCTACAGGGATGGAAAAACGCGGGCGGCAATGAAAGCGATAAAGGCTACCAGAATGAACTAACGGCACTCAGAAATTATTATGGCCAGCAGGACGCAATCAGGCAGAACTGGCAAGCTGGTGCATTAACATCCATGGCGAATTTCGCCGATGAGGCTTCAAACTATAATCAAACGGCAGCGAATTCAGCATCGACCCTGCTGAACCAAACCACAAATTCCATGGCTGATGCTTTCACGGGCATTATTACCCAGGCCCAATCCGTTGGGGATGCCTTCAGCAACATGTTTGTTGGCATGGGTGAGGCGGTAATTCAGACCCTAACGCAAATGGCAGCCCAATGGTTGGTTTATCAAGCCGTTCAACTGATGGTAGGAAAAGGCACGCAGGCATCCGCTGCGGCAGCCATGACCAGCAATGCCACGGCCAGTGCATTAATGGCCCAATTAAACGCCTACGCTTCTACTGCGGCGATCCCTATTGTTGGACCCGCGCTGGCTCCTGGCGCCATGGCTGCTGCTGCGGCAGTAACATCACCAATGGTTGCGGCAATATCAGCGGCCTCTCTAATGGGTATGGCTCACGATGGTCTCGATAAGGTTCCCGCGACGGGGACTTGGTTGCTTCAGCAAGGTGAGCGAGTCGTGAAGTCTAATACCTCAGCAAAACTGGATGCGACTCTCACCGATATTCAGAAACAACGCGAAAATAACGCCATTCAGGGCCAGTTTAGCTATTCGCCAACTATCCAGGTTAATGGGGATCCTGATGCACGGACAATTGCGATGATGGAAGCGGCTGTGAAACGCGGGGCGACCCAGGGATTTAATATGGTCGTAAATAGCTTGTCGAAAGGGCAGGGGAAAGTTCATGACGCGGTTAATGTCATGTACGCAAAAAGGAAGGCACGATAATGGCTGATATTTTCTACCCTAAGGAATTACCAATTCCGTTAAAAGATGGATTTGGTTGTGAGCCAGTGAGTCCTTTTCTTCGTACCAAATTAACCTCAGGCCGTTCCAGACAACGCCGAATTTATTCTTCCGTCCCAACTCAAGCGAGCGTGAAATGGTCGTTTAAAAAAGATAATGAAGCTCAGCTTTTTGAGGCGTGGTTTCGGGACGCACTGACAGATGGTGTTGCCTGGTTTTATATGCGCCTTAAAACCCCTTTGGGGATACAGCCTTATAAGTGCCGTTTTGTGGATATTTATCAGGGTCCAATTTTGGCTAGCGGTAAATTTTGGCAGTTTACCGCAACGCTGGAGTTGTGGGAGCGGCCACTGTTACCGCCGGGATGGGGATTGTTCCCAGAGCTGGTGGCGGGTTCGGACATTATCGATTTGGCGCTGAATAAGGAGTGGCCCGAAGCATGACCAGTGCAGTTCTCAACCGGCTGTACGCATCCGGCGGCGATGAGGTAATCCTGGACACGCTTCAGATTACCGTTGGTGGCCAGAGTTACTGGCTAACCCGCGGCTGGGAAGATATCACCGTTACCCTTGAGAGCGGTGCGCAGGCTACTTTTACCGGCTCTGCAATCGACGTGTCGCTGCCGGCGCGCAACTCAGATGGTACGCAGGATCTTAAATTTGCCATCAGCAATATCGACGGCGTGGTTTCGACTGCAATCCGCAACGCTCTTGATAACCTTTCCAGTGCTTCCCTGACGTTCCGCCGGTATGTTTCTTCTGACCTGTCTGCACCTGCAGCCCCGCCATTCACCCTGACGATAAAGGAAGGTTACTGGACGGCCACAGAAGTGCAGATCACTGCTGGCTATATGAATATCCTCGATACCTCGTGGCCGAGATTTCGCTATACGTTGCCACTGTTCCCCGGATTACGTTACCTGCAGTAGGAAATCATCATGTTCAATCCCGATAAATACCGTTCTGTCGAGTGGCGGAAGGGCGGCCGCGTTTTCCCCGCCCTCGACTGCTTTGGCATCGTTAACGAAATCCGGCGCGATCTGGCCCTGGCTCCGTGGCCTGAATTCGCCGGGGTCACCAGGGACGATAACGGCCTTGACCGGGAGGCGCGCGGGCTGATGACCGCCCTGCAGCGTTGCGAGCCTGTGCCGGGCGCGGGCATTGCCTGCTATTCAGGATCTGTGGTGACGCATGTCGCGATCGTTGTGGAGATTGACGGCGCGCTGCATGCAGCTGAGTGCAATCCGCGCACTAATGTGACCTTCCTGCCGCTGGCGCGATTTGCGCGCCGCTTTGTCCGCGTGGAGTATTACCAGTGACGATCCGCATCTACCCCTCCCGGTTACCCGGCGAACCGCTGGAAAAGCACGAACACGAAACGATGACCCTCATCGCCTGGTTTGCACAGAACGTTGAGGGATGGACGCCAGAACAACAGCACCCAATCGCGGTGGAAATTGCCGGTGTTCCGGTTCCGCCAGCCGATTGGTCACTGTGCACCATTCGGCCTGACAGTGATGTGCGTATGTATCCGGTACCATATGGTACCGGAGCGGAAATTGCGCTGTGGGTTGCCGTCAGCGTGGCCGTCGCGTCAGCGGCGTACTCCCTTTACATGATGAGCACGATGCAGACGGGGGCCGCCAGCCAGCCAGGCAGCGGTGACCAGCTCGATCTCAACCCGGCCAAAGCCAACATGGCGAAGCTTGGCGACCCGGTACGGGAAATCTTTGGCCGCTACCGTGTCTGGCCTGACTATGTCATGCAGCCGGTCAGCCGCTTCGTTGGCGAGACCAGCTTCGTTACCAGCATGTTCGTCGCTGTTGGCGTTGGAAATGTTTCTTTGCCTAAATCCGATATCAGAATAGGCAACACGCCAATTTCTGCATTCGGTGATGATGTCAGTTACACCATCTACCCTCCTGGCGCGGACGTTTCTTCCGACAGCAGAACAGAGAACTGGTACAACTCAGGCGAAGTGGGAAACACGAACTCGGGCACCGCGGGTCTGGATCTCGGTTCAAGCGGCCCGCAAACCGTCAGCGTCAGCGCCGACGCGGTGCTGGTCAGCGGCAATACAGTTACCCTCATATCAACAGGCAGCAGCGATGAAGATGCAGACGTGCCGGCATCATGGGTTGCGGGCACCATCATCACCATCGAGGCTCCTGCGTCATGGACCGTGTCTAATTCTGGCGGATACAGCGTCATTTATGGGGAGATGGACGAACTTTCGCCGGTGGTGGGCATGCCTGTAAATCTGGGTTTTAACAACTCAGATTATGAACTCTTCATTGCCAGTTATACTCCCTGGGTTCCCGCAGTTCCGGGCGTTGGCGGGTCGGCTGCAAGCGTCATCGCCAGCGCCGCGCCTTCAACCTATGATTTCACCGCCTCGCCAGTGACGTTCACTGTTACGTGGCAGGGCACATCATGGCCCGTTTCGTTGCTGACCAGTTACGTTACCATGAGCGGACTGATTTCAACCATCAGCTCCCAGTTAACGGGTTCCGGCTTAATCGCACGCGATAACGCAGGGCGTATTGAGATCGCCGAATCAAACAGCCCCTTTTCAGGTGGGGCGATCACCCACAGCACACTGCCGCAATCGGTATTTGGTGATGCACCCGTCAGCACGCCGGGTGTTAAGTCATCCGGCGGCACTCCGGAGGTGCGTGCCCATATTACGCTGGCATATAACAGCGCCACCGGCAAACCGTTTACAGGTATCCCGGCAGGCACGCAGCGCATCTCGATTGGCTACGCCGACAATAAATACCGCATCACTGACATTGACAGTCAGACCATTACGATTGAACGCGTATTGATCACCCAGGCGCAGCAAGGCAATCCGCCTGCAACAGTGGATGTGGTGACGGTTGACAGTGGATGGCCAGGATTTACTGATCGCACCCTGCTGGATGCAAGTATTACCGGTGTTAACGATGATTTCGACTGGGTGGGCCCGTTTCTGGTGTGCCCGGATGGTGAAACCACAACCCGGTTTGAAGTGAACCTTAATTTTCAGAACGGCCTGGTTAAGTACAGCAATAAAGGGAACAAAAAGAATCAGACGGTTGAGATCATTATCCAGTATCGAAATGCAGCGACAGCGGGGGAATGGACTGAACAGGTGCTGAGCTGGAAAAGAAAAACAGAAAATCAGATAGGGTTTACCCGGGCTTTCTCCGTTCCGGCTGGTCAGTATGAGGTCAGAATGAGGAGAAAAGAGCCAGTGGCAGGTGGCAGCACTCGAGACCAGGTATTCTGGCAGGCACTCCGCTCCCGGTTACCTGCTCGCCCGCGGCGATATAATGGCGTAACAACTATGGCGCTGACCGTGCGAACCGGCAACCGACTGGCTGCGCAGTCCGATCGCCGCATTAACGTTACGCCCACACGGCTTTATAACGGCCACGTTTCACGCAGCATCAGCGGGGCGCTTTACCTCGTCCTGGAATCCCTCGGCTTTCGGCCAGAACAGATTGACCGCGCCGCGATTGATGCGCTGGAGCAGAACTACTGGACACCACGGGGCGAGACATTCGACTGGGCAACCGGCGACAGTAAATCAGCACTGGAGGTGCTGAAGATCATCACCGGGGCAGGCATGGGTTATTTTCTGCTGTCAGATGGTCTGGTCTCCGCCGGTCGCGAAGGCGTAAAGAACTGGACAGGGATGATCACGCCGCAGGAGACAACCGAAGAACTGCAGACTGCGTTTAAGGCACCGAGTCAGGATGATTTCGACGGGGTCGATGTCACCTATATCAACGGAACGACGTGGGCGGAAGAAACGGTGCAGTGCCGGTTGTCCGGGAACCCTACACCAGTAAAGGTGGAGGATTACAAGCTTGAGGGAGTGGTGGATAAGAATCGGGCATACCGGATCGGCATGCGCCGACTGCTGGGTTACGGTCTGCAGCGTCTGCAGCACACGACCAGCACAGAGCTGGACGCACTCTGCTACCAGTTTATGGATCGCATCATCCTGACCGATGACATCCCGGGCAGCCAGACGTTGAGTTGCCTCATCACCGACATGACATGGAACAGTAATGCAATCACCCTGGTGCTCAGTGAGTCGCCAGACTGGACCTTTCCAAATCCACGCGTTGTGATCCGGTACCAGGACGGCAGAGCTTCGGCGCTACAGGTTCCAACCCGTATTGATGATTACACCCTGAGCATCCCTTACAGCGCGGCGCTGGCCCCGGATCAATGGGAGATGGACAACCCCTGCATTGAACCGCCACGGTTGCTGTTCTGTTCGTCATCCCGTATTGGCTATGACGCGCTGGTTAGCGAGATTTCTCCCGGAGGTGATGGGACCAGCAGTATTTCAGCCATTCAGTACCATTCCGATAAATATAAGTACGATGACGCCAGCTATCCCGGCGATGTCTCCTGAAAACACACTTAATTGCATAACCCGCTCCGGCGGGTTTTTTTATGCTGGAGAAATACAATGGCACCATACAACACTCTTAACCCGCTGGATTCAACTGACCCACGCGATTTACGTGATAACGCTCAGAACCTGGACCAGGCGGTAAATGGAATTACCAACAAAACATGGACCGACAGGCTGGGTCGGATACGTAAATCGTGGAGTGGAATGGAATATGACTTCAATAATCAGATTGCTGATCAGGAGACGCGATTTCGCACCTTTATTGAAAATGCGGGCTATGACGTAATTGGAGATTATGAAGACGGTCTTATTACTGTTTCTGAATACAACGAACTGATTCGTTATGACGGTGAATTCTATAAGTTATCTGCTGGTACCAAACCACCTTATAAAACAGCCGGGACAACAAAATCCTCGTGGGATGCAACTGACTCTTCCCATTTTGTTTCCGTAGGAGATGCCTCTCTTCGGCAGTTAATTCTCAGCGCCGCGGCACCATTATTTCAGGGACATATTAAAACCCTGGATTACTGGGCCGCAAAAATGCATGCCGGAGAGACGGTTATTATTACCAGTATTGCCGATTCGACCGGGGATGGTACTGGCTCCACGGGGTGGACGGCAAACCCCACCACGCCTGTAACTGGCTTCCCGTGGGCCACTGCACCTCTGGCCAACAGTGACCATAACGCAGAAGCGCCCAATGCATGGTGTGCCAGACTGCAAACAATTCTTCGGCAATACCATCGCAACAACAACATCAGCGTTTATAACGCCGGGTATTCCGGCCAGCAAATGCAGAACGGCTGGGTAAATTATTACTTTGATAAAATCGTCCTGCAAAACCCCTACATTCCTTCTAACCCGGATATCGTGCTCATCAGCTTCGGGCTGAATGATATTACAGATGCAGGAAATAAAATCACCGAGCATATCGCGCAAACAATCGAGGTCATGAAGAAGGTTATCGCAGCCGGCGCCACACCCGTACTCACGACCTGCGATGCAAACTGGCGCTCCTACAACGGCTGGAACTCAGGTACTTCCGGGCGTGACAATGAAGAAGCGGCAGCCCAGATCGATGCCGCGAAAAAATACATGGCGGAGGTGCTGGGGGTGTCCATTATCGATCAGGACTTCATGCAAAAAACATGGATGTCCAAAAACAGCGATTACTCCAACCAGTATGAACTCCAGCCTGACGGTCTGCACTGGGGGGACGTTGGTCATGCGATGAAAGCGTCCTTTATCGCTCAGTCGTTTATGCCTGACATTCTTCGCTGCTACGGTACGGATATTGAGCGTATCTGCTGGATGGACAGCCGGATGCGATATTCGAAGGACTACAATTCCAGCTGGGTTCCTGATACGGGGTCAGAGGGATATAAATACTCGCGGTTCCCGCGGATCTGGTACATCCAGGCCGCAGACTATGTGGCGAGCGAGGTTATCTTTGACTTCTTCGTGTGGAGCGAGGGTAATCAGGATTCCCTGATATACCGCAATTTTGGCAACAGCAATATTGGATCTGCATATGCAGCCGACCAGCTGCCGCGCGTGAAGGTCTTTTCACTTGGTAACTCTTCCGCCTATTACGATAAAGAGCTTCCGGACACTGGTGAGAACGAAGCAGCCATCAACGCGACAGACCGTCCGTTCTACCTTACCAAGTTGAAATACGGGCTTAACCGTATCCAGGTGATCGCGCCAGCAACGAGCGGAGTTGGAGCATTCTGGGGAGGCTGGTTTGAGTTCAATCCATTCTGGAAAGCCAGGGACACCTTTGGTTACGTGAACAACTACGGCGCGCCAAATTATATTCAGGTGAATGCGCTGGAGAAAACCGGGCCTCTCGATTTCCGTTTCGAAGCGGATGCCACAAATAACCGCGTGGCGTTCATGAATCCTGAGATGTTTGACGGCACAAACTGTGCTGATATCGGACAGGTAGGTGACAAAGTTGAAATTCTGGTTGAGGGCTTCTTCGACACGGATACGGGTTTTCTTTTCTTTGGCGGGAAGTCCCTCAACCGAAACTCTGGAGCTGCAGATAATTATCAGGAGGATAATTGCCTGCTTTTGTATGCCACGTCGAAAACATTCAACCTGCTCCAGCTTCGTTATCCATACCAGGGTTCCGCTCCCTATCCTCAGATCCAGACCGGGATAGACGATGTTTACAGTCCCACCGATAGGGCAAGAAAGTTCCTCATCCGCTGCGAAAAAACCTCGCCTACGACTCAGACCGTTAAGGTCTACGATGGGTGGGAGACCATAGACACCCCCGTACTGAACTATACGGGGGACTGGACGCAGGGTAAGTTCTGCGGCGGTGGGATTATCGGCGGAGTTTACGCAACGAGGAACATTGCCAGAACAGTGCGGATCACTCAGTTGCTGATACGTAAATTCAAATAACCTCCAGCGGCGCGAATTGATAGGCGTCACCTCATTGATCTGCACCGCCTTTAAAACTACTGTATATAAAAACAGTGTGCGCCGGGAGACCGGTAGAGATCAAGGGGTGAAAGTCCCCGACCATTGAAGGACCAGCAATCCACAAGGTCCCCGAGTCATGCGTTGCATACCGCGAGGTATGGGGCGAAGCGTTGACAGGGGTGTTGACAGGCCAGCCATTGAGCCACGAAATGTATATTAAATTACCGGGTGCCGACGTTGTACTGTTAACGGAAGGCAACATCATAGGGTGCGATACTGCGAGTGCCACATGGACCCGGCGGGGTCTGAGACCCTGGCATGTCAATACGATCTCTACGCGGGAACCGGGAGATCTCCCCTCTGACCATCTGCCAGTGTCGGAGATGGCCCGCACCGGGAAGACGAGGAGTCATAGCCGGTGATGTACGGAGAGGAGAAGTCGGACTCGCTCATAGTAGCGGCGAAGCAGGCGAACAACCCGAAAGGAGCGGAGTCAGTGGAGCGAAGGAGCGGGGCCAAGGGGAACGCGGAACAGCCACACATGCGCCGGACACAGAGCCGGGAAAGCATGTCACAGAGGCTGTCACGCGTGCGGGAAGCTGCGAAGCAGCGGAAGAAAGAACGGTTTACAGCATTGTTCCACCTGCTGACAGTCGAAGCACTGGAAGCCGCATTCCTCTCCCTGAGCAGGAAAGCGGCCGCCGGAGTGGATGGCATCAGGTGGATGGACTACGCCGGAAACATGAAGAACAACATAACAGATCTGCACCGGAGGCTACATCAGGGCAGCTACAGGGCGCAGCCCGGCAGGCGTCACTACATCCCAAAAGCGGATGGAAAACAACGCCCGCTCGGCATCGCCTCGCTGGAGGACAAGATCGTCCAGTATGCGCTGGTGAAAATCCTGAACGCAGTCTATGAAAACGACTTTATGGGGTTCTCATACGGGTTCAGACCCGGGCGAAGCCAGCACGATGCACTGGACGCACTGGCCACAGGGCTGGTACGCACTAACGTAAACTGGGTACTGGATGCCGACATCAGTCAGTTCTTCGACAGGGTGAGCCACGAATGGCTGATCAGGTTCACAGAGCATCGGATCGGCGACCGGAGGGTAATCAGGCTCATACGTAAGTGGCTCACAGCCGGGACGTCGGAGGAGGGTCAATGGCGAGCAACGGAGGAAGGCACCCCACAGGGTGCGGTCATCTCACCGCTGCTGGCAAACATATACCTCCACTACGTCTTCGATCTGTGGGCGCATCAGTGGCGACGTCGCTATGCCACAGGCAATGTGGTAATGGTCAGATACGCCGATGACATCGTCATCGGGTTCGACAAACGATACGATGCCCGGCGCTTCCGTATAGCCATGCAGCGCAGACTGAGGGAGTTCGGACTCACGGTTCACCCGGAGAAAACCCGTCTGATGGAGTTCGGCCGCTTCGCTGCCGAAAACCGTGCCATCAGGGGAAAAGGCAAACCAGAAACGTTCAACTTCCTCGGGTTCACGCACATCAGCGGGAAAGATCGCAACGGCAGGTTCATGCTGATACGAAAGACCTGCCGGGATCGGATGACGGCAACTCTGAAAGCCATCAAAGACGGTCTGCGAAGGCGCTGGCATTACTCAATCCCCGAACAGGGAAAATGGCTCAGGAGAGTGGTTCAGGGATACCTGAACTATCACTCGGTACCGGGCAACTTCCCCACCATGCAGAAGTTCAGGACACACGTAACAAACCTCTGGCGCCGGGCGCTCAGGCGCAGGAGCCAGAAGGATGATACGACCTGGACGAAAGCAAACAAACTGGCAGCCGCATGGCTACCAAGGGTTCGGGTTCTTCATCCATGGCCTGTGGAGCGGTTCACCGCCAGACACCCGAGGCAGGAGCCCGGTGCGTAAATCGCGCACGCCGGGATCCGTGCGGGGGGTATCCGGTAACGGGTATCCCTACCGCGACATAAAGGAGTGCAGATCATGCCCCGCCGTTCCGACATTCACGCCGCATTTGTGGCCGCAATACAGCTAAACCCCAAGGGCTACCGGTGCTTACGCACAGAAGACTTTATCCGCGAGCTGGCAAAGGTCCACTGGCATTTCAGCCGGACCGACGCCAACGAATGGATAGAGCGCTACCAGCCCGACTTCACCGACAAGACAACTGACGGAACCGACAATCACTACTGGATCCTGCGCAACATGGGGAGGGTTCACTGATGGGCTTTCCATCTCCAGCTGCTGATTACGTGTCTCAGAGGATGACCCCGGAGCTTATCTGCGGCGTAGGTATCGATACCCGCATTCTGGAAACGTCATCCGGGTTCGCACTGATCGAGCCAGTTACCCGTTTAGTGCAGGGACAGACTCTCCTGATCCTCATTGGCGGGCGGACGCAGTTTGCTAAGCTCAGAGGAAAGGCGTTAATCACTGAAGATGGTGAAGCGATAGAAGGGGAAGCTCTGAATGACGTAACGGTACACGGCGTTCTTACACATACACTTAACCAAGTTAAAGACGATAAATCGCCTGTAATGTAG